GTGAGCATACAGTGACTCCCGCAGACTGGATAATTACTGGCGTAAAGGGTGAGCACTACCCATGCAAGCCAGATATTTTTGAAATGACCTATGAGGCAGCAGAGTGAACTACTTTGAAGCTATGAGACTACTGGACAAGGTACGTGAAGGCGTACCATTTCCGATACACCTGATAAACAAAGCACTGGAGCTTACTGGTGACCTGGAGCAGACGTAACATTCAAGGCCCAAGCGATAGAGTAATCCTTGAGCAAGCCGAGGCAAGAGAGCTTTATCGGAATTGGGAAGGAAGTAAAAATCGTGATCTTATTCGTGCCAGACTTGAGAGAGCCGAAAGAATCTATGGTACTGGTGCTAGAGACAGAATCCGAGAATATATGAACAGAATTAAAGATGGAGCACTTCTATGACATTTATGGTGAATTTTAAAGTAGACGCTAACCCTGTTGGCAAACAAAGGGCTAGATACGTCAAGAGGGGAAACTTTGTGCAAACTTACACCCCTGAGAAAACTAGAACCTATGAGACTTTAATCAGGGATTCTGCAATCGAGGCAATGGGTAGCTCAGAACCACTAGAAACCCCTGTAAGCCTTTATTTGTACATCAGAGTACCAATCCCTAAGTCATGCACCAAAAAGCGGTTAGAAGCCATTGATAACGGGTCAGAGAAGCCAACAAAGAAGCCCGACGCAAGTAATATCCTAAAGAGCGTAGAAGATGGCATGAACGGGGTTGTCTACCATGACGACTCGCAGATCATAAACATCCACGTTACCAAGGTTTATTCAAGTCTGCCAGGTGTTGATATTTGCGTAAAAGAATGCTTGGATTAAGGGTTTATCCCTATTCCAAACCATAAACAATTTGATAACATTTAATTTTTAAACAGGAGTTAATGATGAATACATGGGAATTTGACACAACAGTGGGTGCGGGTAGCGAAGTGGTGACAGTGGTCTATGAGTACGAGCAAGACCTAGATTCCACCTTTAACGAGTCGATTCGTGAGGTTTGGTTTGAAGGTCGTATGGTCATTGGATTGTTTAGCGATGAGTCATTTAAAGAACTAGAGTGCGAAGCGGCAATGCGTTTTCAGCACCACAAACTCAACTACAAAATGGAGGATGTATGACCATAGAAGGCATTATCCGCATGGCAAAAGAGGCAGGGTTTGCTGATGAAGAAATTGATATTTGTCAACAGATACTTATACACTTTGCCAAACTGGTAGCAGAGCATGAACGCAATGAAATAATAGAAATTTTGGATGCTTCAACTGGCTATGTCCACATGGATGCGATCAGGGAAAGAACATGAGCGATAGCAACCCCCATAAAGCGGTGCAATTCCTGATTGACACTGCACCCCTTTATTCCAAGGCCAAGGCTACTCGAATGTACTTAGAAGAATTCAGGAAAAGCCGCAAGGCTCAGCTCATGAGCCAAGCGGGAACGGAAGTGCTAGGAAAGCAGGAAACCTACGCCTATGCTCACCCTGACTACATCGAAATACTCGAAGGAATCAGGGAAGCAGTGGAACAAGAGGAACGCTATCGTTGGCTTATGACAGCAGCACAAACCCGCATTGAGGTATATAGAACCGAGCAATACAGTGCTAGGCATGAAATAAAAAACACCCAGTAATGCAATCAAAAAACAAACACAAACCAAGCGCAGGGGAAAGGTTGCATATTGCCAAAATTAAACTCATGCCATGCATCATTTGCGAATCACCACCACCAAGCGAATGCCATGAGATTAATCAGGGACAATGGTTTACATCAATGCCACTTTGTGCAGATTGCCACAGAGGATCGGTTAACGGGATTCATGGTCAACGTAGATTATGGAACGTCTACAAAATGGATGAGCTTGCAGCACTAAACGAGACAATCCGACTATTGATGGACAACAAAAAGCCCTCTAGGATCGATTTAAACGAGTTTTGAGCGGTTTTCTATCATCGGTGCATACCAACTATGCATCCAATCAAAAAAAGCCACTAAGGGCTTAAATTTTAGACAACAAAAAACCCTCCGTAGAGGGCTTGGGTTTAGCGTTTACCGCTAAGAATTCGGAGGATTAGTGCAACACAAGCATAAATCATGCATCCTCCAATATTTCAAGGGCTTTTTTCTTGCATTGATTAACCTGTTTTTTGGTCAACCCTTGGGCTATTTGTTCTGCTAGTTGGCTTGCTTGGGTTGCCTTTTCGTCAGTTGGAGCGGTAATGGCTAAAACCAAGCATTGTGTGAGTGCATCTATTTGTGTCATTTTTAACCCCTTAAATTTGCTTTAACTTAATAACCCTTGCCATTTTTTGGCCATGGGCAGGGTAAGCGATCAGTGGGACATCTTTAGACCAGCAAGCCCTGCAGCCGTTGCAATTACCCCCATGTTTGTATGCTTCGCACAATTGAACCCCAGCCCTTGCCTGAAATGTGGCAGCATCAGGGCCAATAACCGATCCATGCAAACCTTCAATATATTCACCCTGAATAGAATCGCTGGAAAATCTGACCTTAACATTAGGTAAAGCTTCCATTTGTGCGAAAACGTGAGCAAATTTGGGGAATTTGTGCATACGGGTTGGCAGCCAGTGATTGCACCATGGGGTTTGTATCATAACTTCTAGAATTTTCTCAGCCAAACCCAGCGTGTAAACGTCCCCAGAATCAAACCAGCGAAAATATCGATCCGAATCTAATTCGGAAACCATGTCAAACACCCAATCTAAGCGCTGCCAATCTTCCCGATTAGACAATCTGGGCGCTTTCACATTAGGGTAATTGTAATTTCCCGTAGTGGCATAACAGCCCTTGCAAGCATCTACTAATTCACCAGGGGCAGCCCATGAACCAGGACAAGTGTCTAAAGCTTGCAATGACCATGAACGGGCATTCAATTTTGAAGTTTGAGATATTTTGATCATGTAACACCTATTGAAAAGAAAAAGAGAGATTATTTGATTAGGACATCGAAGTAATGCAAAGCCCCAATGCAAAGCAATAAACCGATTGCAATTGCAGCCAGATAGTCTAAAAAAGTGTTTTTCATGCTGCCACCTTGTGTGGGTATGACGTAGTCAATTTGAAGGCAACAGAGGCCCTTTCAGATCGTGCAAACGATTGACGCATGGATAGCCAGTCAGTCAGTCGCATTGTGTTGGCCACAAAGTCGCAAATTGTCAATGTGGGAATGTTGCCCGTGCATTGTGCATGGTGTGTGGTGTAGCGCAGGCCATTGTCTCTAATTGATCTGCGAATCGTTTTGTAAGTCGTTTTATCCATGTTTACGCCTATTTTGTAAGTTTTGTAAGCCTGGAGGATTTTTAGGTTTTCCTCCAGGGTGACAGTTTTAAGATTGATTGGAGGAATTCTCAAGGATAATTTCAAATGCATCCTCGATAGCATCTAAAACGCCATGCAATGTTGCATCCCTTAAATCATTCAGCCCAAAACCATGTTGTGAAACGATCTCATAATCGATATACAAAAACTTTTCGTTTGTTGCCTGCCATGCTTGAGCTTGCTCTACTGTCAAACCCTCCAGGATGTTCTTAAGATTGATTTTCATGATGTAAGCCTATTAAGTTGATGAAAAGAGAAGGAAATTCTTACCCCCTCATATATATAGCAGGGAAGAATCGTGCCAGCAGCGGTAAGTTGTTGATTTATAAGACCCCTCCAAAACCCTATCAGTATTTACCCTTAGAATTAAAGTATGCAATAATTAAATAAATCAATTTTTTGGAATAAAAATGCCTGGAAGATATCCACAGATTGACACAATCCAATTCCGCAGGAAATTAGACAGCCCGAAGCGCAACATCTTATTGGCTGCGGGAAAGGGGAACATAACGAAGGGGTTTGAAAACATCTTAGCCATCTACCAGCATCTTCATTCGATAGGGTATAGGGTAGATAACCCCCTGGAGCAAATTGCATTGGTTACGATTGAATCTGCGGGTAAACATACAGCCCCAACTTAGATGAATCATTAGGGTAAACACTAAGGGATAGATAGAGTAGACGGATAGACTGGAATAATTCAAGTACATCAAAAAAGGTGCATCACTCTCTCACACTCGATTGAATACAAATAAGAATCATTCGCATTTAGACTACTGTACAAATAACCATTAGGGTAAACCCTATGCTGTATGGATAGACAGTAGTAGAAACCCTAGGAGATGTATGGGGGGGAGGGGGTAGGTTGGGTTGGTAGATATTTGTGGTACATCCCATCCTCAGAAAAAGGCAAAATGGTAATAACGTCAATCACTTCCTAGAAAGGGAAAAAAGTGGAAACATTAAAAAGAGGTCGTGGTAGACCAAAGGGTTCAGTAAAGATGACCATACAGAGGTTTGCTGACAACCCACCTGCTATCTTGCCTAAGACAGACCACCAGAGGCTCAAGGAGCTAAAGGAGTTGATGATTAGGAGTGGAGGTAAGGATGTGGCTCAGAAGGTGATAGAGATAGCCCTTAATGATGACCATCCCCATCAATTGGTAGCTTTAAAGATGTGTCTTGATAGGACTCTACCTGTTTCTTTGTTTGAAAAGGATAAGAGTCAGAGAAGTGCTGTGACCATCAATATCACTGGTTTGGGACAAGAACCAACAATAATCGACACCTCTGAACAACCTGAAGACATCGAGGCTAAATATGGCTGATCTGAACTTCTCTCTTTTGCCCTGGCAACAACAAGTCTTTGCTGACAAAACAAGGTTCAAGGTTGTGGCTGCTGGGCGTAGATGCGGTAAGTCACGTATGGCGGCAGTTACCCTCCTTATTGAGGGACTCAAGTGTCCACAAGGCTCTGCGGTTCTTTACGTTTCACCGACAATGGGGCAATCAAGACAGATTATTTGGGACTTGTTGCTAGACCTTGGTAGAGAGGTTATTCAGAGCAGTCATGTGAACAACCTAGACATTACCCTGATAAACGGGGCTAGGATATACGTTCGGGGTGCGGATAGACCTGATACCCTTCGTGGCGTTAGCTTGACCTATGCCGTTCTCGATGAGGTTGCCGACATCAAACCCGAGGCTTGGGAGCAGGTCATTCGTGCCTCTTTGTCTGACAAGCGTGGGAGAGCCTTGTTTATCGGGACGCCCAAGGGTAGAAACTGGTTCTACGACACCTTTAAGTTGGGCGAGTCAGAA